CACGACCAGGAATGGCCGACGCTGGCGAAAGCCGCGAATAACCTTTTCTCGTTGAATCTGTCGCCCTACGACGAACCGCCTCAGGTTCTCGTCGCGGTCCTTACGTCCTTGGGCGTGGCCGCAAAAACCACGGAAACCCTCGATAGCTTGCTAGTCAAGCTTCTCGCGCGAGTTTCTTAACACTGTCGGCGTTGCTTTGCACGCAGTAGCGCCGGTTCGTAGGAGAGGGTTGCGGACACACTCCGCAGCCCTTTTTTGTTCGTTGACGGAAGTAATTAAGCCGGACTTATTGAAAGAATATGTTCACTGACCCAACACCGGTGTGGGGTGACTCCGACAACGTCCTTCTACAGAAAATCTGTCAGGTTACAAACGACCTGCTGTCGGGAATCCATCCACCGCAGCCGGGAGATTCGGACAACAACCTCCTTTTCAAAATTGCAAACCTTTTCAATCGTAACTAATCATGGACACCAATCCTAAACTTGGCGACTCGGACAATACACTTCTCTTCAAAATTGCAGAGGTTCTTTTGTCAGGCTCCTTCGGAGGGGGCATCACACAAGCCGGAGCGGACGCCCGGTATGTTCTCAAGTCCGGAGACACGGTCACAGGCGCGCTTATCCTCAACAGCACCCTCAGCGTGGGGGCAGACACGGTAGACAATGGATTTTTGGTTGTCGACCCAGACGCCGCCGCCCCAATCATGCTGACTCGGCATGTGGCCGACAATGCTCCGGCGATTCTTCGGGTCCAGAAGAAGGGGACCACAGGTAGTGTTAATGGCGCGGTAGCGAACAACGACAACCTCGCTCGTGTTGATTTCTATGCCTGGGATGGTTCAGGGTTTTTCCCAGGCGCCGTGTTTCAGTTGGTGGCTAACCAAGCCTGGACCGGCTCTGCACACGGAGGCCGGCTTTCGGTCAATGTAGTTGCTAATGGGGCTACGTCCACAACCGAGATGCTTCGATTTACCTCGGCGGCTATGGACTTACGTAACAGCGCGGTCCTCCAATCTGGGGGCACTCAAGTTGTAAGCTCACGAAAGACTGGGTGGACTGCAGCGACTGGAACGGCAACGCGGACCACGTTCGACACCGCTACTGTCACTACGGAGTTGCTGGCTCAGAGAGTCAAGGCCCTGCTCGACGACCTTATTTCTCACGGTCTTATCGGAGCATAATGCAAATTCCCGACAACATCAAGGTCTCTGTGGCCGGTGTTCTTGGAGTGGCAACGCCCGCCTCGAACTGGTTCTTGGACCTGGGGACGCCCATTCTGAATTTCCTCCTTCTGGTTGCTCAGTTGGCGGTCGCCTCTGTCACCGCAATTTACATCTACGCCAAGTGGCGGAACTTGAAGGGCGACAAGGGCGACAAGGGCGACAAGGGCGAAAAAGGCGACCGAGGTGATCGAGGAGTTTCGAAATGAAGATTCTGTTCGCATCTCTTCTCATCGCCGCCACCTTGTGTGGTTGCATGATGCCGCTCAAGCCCGGCGGCGCGTCATACGTTCGCCCCGACGGCTCTGCGGTTAGCGTCCATCAATCGGAGAATCCGAAGACGGACACGGTGCAGGACTACAAACGCGTGACCGACGCACAGGGAGCCATAACCGAAGAGGTCCACACAAAAATCGGCGCGGCCCAGAAGGACGTGGCGCGCGAGGTGGCCGCGAAGCTCGGGTCCATGCGTGGAATTATGTGGGTTGGCGTTCTGGTCTTCCTGTTCGGCGCAGCGAGCTTTGTCTATCCGCCCCTTAAGCTGATTGTGGCCAGTGTCACCACCAGCATGGTGATTACTGCTGCGGGACTGCTCTTGATGGTCCTTCCGACCCTCATCGTAGGAAATGAACTCCTGATTCTGGCGGGCTGTCTCGGCGTGGCCGGGTTTTATGTCTTCGCCATCCGACATGGAAAACTTCAAGGGTTCGTCGACGCAAACAAAGACGGCGTAGATGACCGAAAGCAATAATGAGCTGCAATAGCTGTAATCAATCTGGGTGCTCCGGGAACTGTCAGGGCGATTCCTGCACGGACGCCGGACGCTGCACCAACCGTTGCACTCCCTGCAATACCAACTGCGACGCTAATAGCGCAGCCTGCGAAACCCTGCCTAGTGCCCTAGAGAATTTCATCCGCTCGTTCTTCGGGCCGGGTCTTGTCCGGACTGAAGTTAATGGTCAGGTCCGCTGGATTCTGCCCTGTGACCTGGACACCGGCATTCCTGGAAATCCCAAGGGCGACGACGAGGGCCTAGCCTGTTATTTCAAGCGGCTTTTCGAGGATGGACTTGTAGGACTCGCCGGCCCCCAGGGCGCGACGGGTGCAACTGGTGAAGTGGGGCACAATGCATACACCGTGGCGACTTCGGCCTTCAATCCGCCGGGCGTCGGCCAGTCTGTGCAGTTCAGTTTCATCCCGAGCCCGGTGGTCTCGGTCGGTCAGACCATTTTTATTCCAGGTTCAGGCTGGTATATTATCACAGACGTTTTTCAGTCCTCGGTTATCTTTGCTACGTTGCTCGAGGCCATCCCCTCGCCACTGGCGGTGATTCCCCCCGGGACACTTGTGCTCCCCGTAGGACCGCGAGGTCTCAGCATCACGGGGCCTCAGGGTCTCCAAGGTGCGAAGGGCGACACGGGGGCTCAGGGCGCAACCGGCGCGACGGGTTCACCGGGGGCTACCGGCGCAACTGGGCCGGCTGGGGCGACAGCCACCAACACGAACGCAAAGGTCATCCCCTCAGGTTCGGATTATGAGCTTACCAACGCGTATGCTCACGTCGTCTTCGGAACCAGCGAACTAGACACCACTCTCGCCACCGCGGGAACTTATCTTTTCTTTGTGACGCTGTTCGGGTCCAACGGAACTGGAGGGGCGCGGCAATGGAGTTTCAAGCTGGTGAACCAGAGCACCGCTACGGACATTGACGACTCACAATACAGCGTAGAAATTCCTGCCACCTCAAGCACGAATATTACTTGGCCCGTGCTGGTGACCACGTCCGTCGATGGTCACGTCATCGAAGTGCAGGGCTTGTCCGCCCTTGGGGGAGCTACAGAAACCATTGTCGCTCTCGACTCCCGGATTGTGTATGTCAAATTATCATGAACAAGGATTGTCGTAATCAGAATCCGGTAATTCGTGACCCGAATCTTGGCGATTGTTGTCCGCCTGTGGCTGGGATGAAGCGCCTTGATAAGGTGCCGCGCACATTACCACGCCGACGGAATAACACCGCCTGTGAAGAAGTTTTGCAGGATGAGGCGGGGTTCGCAATCTTGGATGAGGCCACTGGGAGTTTTATCCACGACGACCTGAAGGAAAATCCCCTCTGTCCGACTTGAGTTTATGTCTAAAGTTTCCGATTACGTAGCGGCAACAGAGTCCGTCACGCCGAACGGTGGCTGGCTTTTTATTGCCGAGCTGCAGGACGACGGTTCCTACATCACGAAGAAAATTGCCCCACATAACGTGGGCGCTGTGGGTCCAGCCGGCCAGCAGGGTTTACAGGGTGAGCCCGGTGGAGCGGGAGCGCAGGGCGAGCAAGGCTTGCAGGGAAATCCTGGACCAGCGGGGACGGCAGGGACTAACGGGACCAACGGGACAAACGGAACCAACGGGACCAACGGAACGGACTCTCAGGTAACCCGCGCCTCTACGGACTCTGTCGCAGTGGGGGCAGGCTCGAAGACCTTCAACTATACCGTCGCAGCCACCAACCTAGGCTGGGCTATCGGAACTCGATTACGCGCGGCCAGCGCGGGCACACCCGCGAACTACGTTGAGGGTCTCGTCACCGCGGTGAACAACACCCAGGTGACCATTAGCTCCGATAACTTCGGGGGCGCGGGCTCTAGCGCGGACTGGAATATCACGATTGCCGGTGACAAGGGTTCGACTGGTGCAACGGGCGCGGCTGGTGCAAATGGGATGGATGCTTTTCAGATTGCAGACGGATGGGCTATCGAAACATTCGACGATTACTCCGCGGGAGCGCTTGCTACTCCCAATAGAGGCGTGGGCTGGGGCGCGGACGGCTCAATTTCTGGCGGGACCATCGTTTCTCGTAACATCGCGAACGGTAAGACGGAAAATCGCCTCGAGCTGAACAACGGCGAATACATTCGTCAGTTCTACTTCGGTAGTGAGTGGCACCGAATCCAGATTGCAATCATCTGGAGATTCACTGGCTCCGGTAACTTCACCGCCAGCGGGTCAGTGGGGCTTTGTAACGGCGCGAACTTCCGCGGGTTCAATTCAGCGAACTGCGACAATTTTCTTGGCATCTATTATGACCCGGCTGGTCCTACGACCTGGACGGACACCGCGGAAACGGCTTGCAACTCTTACCTGCAAGGCGTCAGCACCCGCTGGGCGACTCGTCGCGTTAACACCACCACGGACCGGGGCGGTGGCTCTGGCTCTGATGGTCGTCGTCATTCCCGGACCGAAGAGTATAGGTCAATTCTCTTGCTCGAAATTTCTCGTCCTGTCGCTGCTACCGTGGGAACCGCCGTGACGTATTCCACCGCGATGCGCTCGACCAATATCGACCGAATCAACTTCTCCCTGTCAAAACATGTCATCACAGACATGTTGGTTGAGGCTAATGGAACGCTGGGTGGCCAGACGGACTGGGCAACTGTCTCCGGCAACACCACTGCTCCGGCTGGAACGGTCACCAACTCGTGGAGCTTTGACGAAAGCACTGGAGTTTTAGACTCCCTCAACATAAACTGGGACGACACCACTCACCTGATGGAAATTGCAGCCATCGCTGTTCGAAAGGTCTATTAATACAATGACACCAATTATCCCAACCGCAACGGAGCACAAACTCCAGATTGACCAACGTCGTCTAATAATCAACGCCGCCGCCGGCACAGCGGACCCGGCCACAACTCGGGCGTTGCTTTTTGGCCTGTTGCATTCAATCCAGGACGAACTAGCACGGGCCCTGGACAATGATGAATTCATTGGTAGCTCCGTAGTGGTTAATGTTGACGCCGCCATCCTGGCTTTGCCTACAGCAGTTCGTGTCCGGAACCTTTTGGTCGCGCTCGGCTATACGGTGAACCTAACCGGAAATACCGCAACTATCTCCTGGTAACTTTTATGCCCGACTATCCAATTGATTTAGGAAAGGAAATGAGCGGACCCATTGAGGGCATGCCGTCTCCCCCCTCCGAGCGGAAGGAATACTACCCGTGTCTTTATCTGGACTGGGACGACAAATATAACCTGCCCGCGTCCGGGGAAATGACCGTCCGTTTCCGCAAGAAAAGTGAGACCACTCGAGAGGGCGACCGCGGCACCTCTCAAACGGTGGAACTCGACATCGAGTCAATTCTCTACGTCGAGCCCGACAAGGTCAGCAAGAAAGACCGTGAGAACGGAAGCGAAGCGCTCGACAAGTATAAAGAGGAGCTTGACTGATGTTTTTGGTCAAAGAAATCTGGTCCGAGGCCAAGAAGATTTTCCGCCACTGCGATGAAACGCAGCTCTACGAGAAAATCGGAGACTCCTACGAGCTGCTCGCCTCCAAGGGAGAGATTGATGCCCTCGTGGGCTACGTGGATATCTGCGTCGACGGGGCGCAGTGCATCACGCTCCCGCGCGAGGTGGAGACTGTCCTTGCCCTGAACGTGGACGGGCATCCGACCATTGGCCGGAACCCGCTGCACACTTTTCATCTGAACGGGCCGGGGGACTTCATAACACTCTGCCGAGCCTGGACCGATATCGGGAACTTCCCGACATACCGCGACCTCCCGTGCCCCGGAAAGCTCGTAGCCTACCTGGACAGCGCGGAGGACGAGGGCAAGGAATTGCGCGTGTTCGGTCATGATAGTCAGAACCGCCCACTCCGAACCCAGGTTGGCGACACCTGGAGCGATGGCTATTTGGTGCCCACGGTTTTTGGGTTTGCTTTACCGGATGTTAACGCGCCGACCATCAGCCGAATTAGTGCCATAGTCAAGGCCAACACGGTCGGCGACGTGCGGCTCTCGACCTTCGACAACTCGTCCACGGTGAACAGCACCACGGGCACGTTGCTCGGAATCTTCGAGCCCAACGAAACGAAGCCCATGTATCGGCGAATCAAACTGGGCCGTTCTGCGTGTTGGGTCCGTATCTGTTACCGCAAACGCAGCTACCGTCTTTTTAGTCAATACGACCGAATCAATCTACACTCTCGTCTCGCACTGGTTCTCGCGATGCGCGCAATCCGGTTCTATGATGACACGGACATCGCGAACGCAACGACCTACGAGGCCCACGCGGTTCGCATCCTCACGGAGAAAGAATCAAGCCTGGAAGGGCCCGCGCTCACGCCGATTCAGGTAGACGACCGCAACAGCATCAAGAACCCGGGCTACGATGAGGTCGAATAATGGCAACCGCAACCTTTCTTGAAGACGGGGACGTTGAATTTTCCGCCGGGATGGACTCGAACCTCCACCCGATTAAACTATCCCCCGGGAAATACGCGCGCGGCGAGAACATCGTCAACCGCGGTGGAATCGTGCAGTGCCGACCCGGATATCGGTGCCTGACCGCGCTCGCCGAAGGTCGCCTTCAAGGATTTGCTCTTTTTAAACCGAAGGTCGGGGCTGAACAATTGGTTTTCATGGTCGACGGGCTGCTTTACGTCGCGGACTACCCGTTTAATACCGCCCGACCTCTCGGTGATGTCCTTTTTTCATCTTCAGCTCGGCAGGCCTATTTCGCCCTGGTAGAGCAGGCGGTCGAGCAGAACTCTGCTGGCTCTCTCACCCTAATCACGCCGAAAAACTTGCTTGTGATTCAGGACGGAGGCTTCACCCCGCCGGCAATTTATGACGGAACTCGCGTCACCCAGTCCCGAGGATTCGGGGCCATCCCGATGGGTGGGCCCATGCGTTGGGTTGGAGACCGTCTCTGGGTTGGGCGCGGCGGTGAGCTTTTTGCGTCCGACATCAATAACCCGGTGTCTTTTATCGAGGACGTTTATCTCGCTACCGTGCGGGCCTTCGTGCTCCCGGGCGAAATCACGGCACTGGCGCGCAATCCATCTTCTGACATCGCGCAACTGCTCGTTTTCACTGAAACGTCCACCACGCTTATTCAGGCCGGCATCCGCGACCGGACACAGTGGCCACTTACTCCAGACATGCAGAGGGAAATCCTGCCGAAGATTGGGTGTAAGAGCCAGCGGTCCGTGCTCGACCAATCCGGCATGTTGTGGTGGTATTCTGCCAATGGATTCGTCTCCTTAGACTCCGCCATCAACAGCAAGATTTCTAGCCGCCTTCCCTATCGGGACAATGAGATGGTGGAGAGCAAGAGTCGTCTCTCAGAAGACCTCTCGGGTGTCGCTGCGGGCACCTTCGAAAACTACATTCTATTAAGTGTGCCCTACGGGGGCATCTTTAATCGACATACATGGGTAATCGACAGTGCCATAAGTCAGAATTATCTCGAGGACCAACCGCCTACCTGGAATAGTTTCTGGACAGGGACGCGCCCCGTGGAGTGGATTACCACGGAAATTCACGGGAAGCAGAGGGTGTTCTACATCTCGCCCGACTATGACGGGGTCAACCGACTGTGGGAGGCCTTCTGGCCCGACCGACGTGATGAGGGCTGCCCGATTTCGTGGTGGTTCGAGACGCGCGGCTACTTCGGTCCCCCCGGAGCAGTGTTGACTCGAAAATCTTTTCGCTACGCAGACGTGCAGCTATCCGAGATGGTAGGGGATGTTTACATTGGCATTTTCTGGGCCGGCGCGCGGCGCGGGAAATACAAGAAAATTTTCTCTCAGCGGTTGCGGGCTACGGAGGGCTGTTTTCGGCCCGACATGGTTATAACCATGAACACGAAAATCTTCGCGTTCAAAAAGCAGTCGCGCATGGTCCGAACTGAGGATGCAAAAGACCTCATAGAAAACCAAACCGAAAGTTCCTGCGGGGTTGAGTCTCCGTGGTCCGAGTTTTTTGATGAGGCCTTTCAGATTTTGGTGGCGGGAAGTGGTCCGTGCGCCGTCGACTCCGTGCGAATCCTTTATGAGCCCCCCGTCTCTCGGGATGACCTGCTCCGAACGGATAATTGTGAGAACGAGACGGAAAGCAACGTTGTCCGATTCGATGGTGCCGCCGCGGAGTCCTCCGACAGCACTGCGGATGCGCAGGAGGCCCTGTCCCACGACATCCTCGAGTTCACATCACTGCGCTCGACCGCGGTGACAAACCAAGGTTTCACCGAGGTAGCTGCCGGCGAGGGTCGGAGCATTATTTCTCAGGATGACGCTGACAAAATTGCCCTTCGCGTTGCCGAGCGGAAGGCGTCCCACAAAATCGAGGCCGACCTGCCCCTGATTGTGAGCCTTGGCGCTGCCGCCAACGAAGCCAAGTCCAATGAATAACCTCAACTCACTTCGTCCGGTCACCCGCCGAGCCGTGTCTCTGTTCTACAAGAGCCCCGGAATCTGCGAGCTGCCCGTGCCCCTTAGCGGGTCTGGACAGTCGGCGGCTGCCAATATCTCAATCGAGCCCGTTACCCGGAAGGCGGGGCCCGACAGCCTTGAAGCAATCATAGTTGGGTCGGACGTTTCTCTGAACTGGCCGGAGTTGAGCTACGCGTTTGCCTACGCGGTTTACCGAAGCACCTCCCCTGAGGGGCCGTTCACACTCCTTACCTCCAATTTGGGGGAAAACTCCTACGTGGACGTGGGTCTCGCGCCGGGAGAATACTGGTGGAAAGTCACAGCCATCGAACCCGACTTTGGGGAAACCTTTCCCAGCCCCCTGGCTTCGGCAACAGTCAGTTGACAAAGCCCTGATGTAACGAACCTTTTATCCAGCATGTTGTTCACTACAAATCTCGTAATCGTTTCTTCCCAATTGCCTCCGGATTTTTCCGGCAATCCGCAGGAGCTGATGGAGGCGATGGTGGAGCGCATGTCCATCCAGTCCCCGCAGGGAACCAGTTTTTTCGTCGTCGGGGACGCCGAGCCCAGTTCCAATGTGGGCCCGTGGGTGAACACCTCAGGCGGGGTAGGGGCGTGGTATGTGTTCGACATCAATCAGGGTAAATACGTCCCCATTGATATCAGCCCTTCCTTAAACCTTTTCGTCGTAGGCCCGGACAACCCGGGGACGCCGCAGCCCACGGACCCGACCCTCTGGCTTCGCACCTTCGAGACCCGCGCCATCGGCTGGTATGGATGGGACGGCACCGAGTGGCGCGCGCTGGTCAACCCGCCCCCGAGCGGACCCACAGCCTCTCGCCCCACGAACCCCGTAGACCTCGAGCAGTTCTGGGACACTGACATCAACGTCCTCATCCACTGGGAACGCGGAGCATGGCGCACAGTTTCAGGAAGCCCCGGGGACATTAAGTTCGTTGCCCAGGCGATTCTTTCGGACGCGCTGGAATTCAATCCAGGATGGCAATACGTCGGCCAGGACGACCAGAGCCTGCGCGGAAAAATCTTTGCAGTAGCTACACAGGACCAAACCGCTGGCGGCACGAGCGTTTTTGCCACTGACTCTGGAATCACCCCCAGGGATGCGGGAGAACAGGACGGCGCAGAAACGGTCACGCTGACCTCGGCGAACATCGAACAGCACACGCATTTAATCGGTCACGCGACGGCTCTCAACTCCGGAAACACTGTTCAGCTCCATCGGGGAAAGGACTCCGAGACTATCAATATCCCTCCAGTTGTCCCACCGAATTATTTCGAAGTGAACGGCGACGGGGCCTCTAATGGGACCAAGCTAGGCACCGCGGGGGATGGTCCCGCAGGGACACAGTTAATCACCAGCCGTCAGCTCTCTCTGGCCGACTGGGAAGACTATACTGGCGTTGCCACCCCACACGCCAATATCCAGCCGTCCGTTTGGCTCTGGGCCCTCGTAAAGCTCTAGGACCATGAACCAAATCTCCGTCCAGATTCTCGACGATTTTCTCCCCTGTCCGGAGAACTTCCGACTTGACGCCCTTAGCCGGCGATTCTATAGCATCCGAGGACCCGACGGTGAAAAGTATCAAAATGTTCACGTTTTCCCCTCTGATGAATTCGAACCCGAAATGTCTGCACGCCTGGGACGACGTGTCTCTATCGACCACTGTTTCCTCCGCCTTAATCCGAACGGGGACAATCACCGGATTCATGCGGACATCGCCCATTCCCCTTACGCTTTCGTGCTCTATCTCAACGCACCCGAGCAATGTCGAGGCGGCACCGCCTTCTGGCGCTATCGTAAGTATGGTTGGCCCTCGTTCCCGGAGATTGATGCAATCAAACGTATGGGAAAGTCACCAGTCCGCGTGGCTGAAGAAATACTCGCCAACCACGAGGACCTTTCGAAGTGGGAACAAATCCACCTCGTGGATATGAAGTTTAACCGGATGATAGTTTATCCGACTAAGCAATTTCACAGTCGCTGGCCCCTCGAGGGCTGGGGTGCTGGTGCGTCTGAGTCCCGTCTCGTCGCCGTTGGATTTTTTGGAGTGGAATAATGCAGCTCATTGAACTCAACGCCAGTAACCTTAACCTCACGTTCCCGATTGGTCACGCCTTCTCGAAGGAAGCGGGGCGCAAACCTTTTCGTGATGACGTGTTCTCGCAGCTCTGGCAGAACCTGCTCGAAAGTGGGCTCGGGAAAATTTACGCTCTGGTTGAATACGAAACTGAGCCGCAGGAATTCCGAGCGATTGCACTTCTGGGTGCCACGTTCTTGCAAGACCCGTTTTCTGGTGAGTTGACCGCGGCGGAACATTTTTGGTATGTGCTTCCGGAGCACCGCAAGAGCGGAGTGGGCCTCCAGTTGTTAGACCGGTTCGAAGCAGATGCGAAAGCAAAGGGATGCGCGCAGGTAGTGATGGTTCACTTCATGCACCTAGGTCCTGGCTTGCAGAGGCTGTATGAGTCAAGAGGCTACAAGGCCTTAGAGCAAACATATAAGAAGGAGATTTAATGTGAATAAGACATGTTTAAAGTGCAAGTGTGAAAAACCGATTGAGCTTTTCCGTTGGGTGAATTCCCACGGCAGACGAGTCAGGAATTCCCGATGTCAAGGTTGCTTCAATGAAACTCGGAGAAACCGGAGAATGGATGACGAGTTTAGAGAAACGCTCAACGCCAAGCGCCGAGACTCGGGGGAACGCGAAACAGCACAAAAACTATTCACTAAACGGCGACGGATGCTAGACCTGCTGAAAGCGGAGCGGGGCTGT